GCAAGCAGCGATCATGGTAGGGGGTGCGGAAAAACAGCCGGTCACTCGCTATAACACCTATACATATCCAACTCCCATATTCCAACCTCAGTAAACTTCTCTTCCACAAAAGTAACAACTTGTAACCGTTCTTTGTGCAGTTTGTTGGTTCGCTCCTTAGGGAAAATACAAGGTGGTTTGTGCAAGGTGAACAACTGCGGGATTAACCATAACAAAAATCTATGGAAGTAATAAGTATTTGTGATATATAGGAGATGAGGAAGCAGATGTTCATGTATTTTCCTTTAAAGACGGCACGGGTGCTGGGCGGATGCTCGACCGTTGAAAGCAAGCATCGGCGTGAAAATCGCCATTACATAGTCCCCTGATGGATGGGGGCAGAAAAAGAGGGGGGTATCCTTTTCAATTCTGCCCTCAAATTTTAAAAAAGGCCCTCAGAAAGTTGGTGATGCCCTATCGCTGTTAAGAGTACGAAAACATGGAATCCAGGGACTGCGAATCCCAAGCAGAAATTGTTCTTTGAGAGCAAGACCATGTTTACCGCATATGGTGGTGCTAAAGGCGGTGGCTAGGCAAGACTTGGGCCGTTAGAACTAAGGCGATAGGCGGAGCGATCTTCAACCCTGGGATAAAGATTTTGATCATGCGGTCTACGTTCCGTGAAGTGGACGAGAACCATATCCAGCCTATCTGCAATGAAGTTATCCCGTTGGGGATAGCAAAGTACAACAATCAGAACCACCGGCTTACTTTTACGAATGGGTCAACGATCCAGTTCGGTAACTGGGAAGGGGAAGAGTCTGAACGGCACTACAACGGTCTTGAGTATGACTGGATCTTTTTGGACGAAGCCACACAGTTTACTGAGAGGACATTCAATTTTCTCGGCGGCTGTTTGCGTGGTGTTAACGATTTCCCAAAGAGGTTTTATCTGACTTGCAACCCTGGGGGAGTCGGTCACAACTGGGTCAAGAGGTTATTCATAGACCGGCAGTACAAGACGGACTGCGACAATCCCGAAGAGAACGAGAACCCCGCCGATTACACGTTTATCTTTGCCACGGTCGAAGACAATAAGTTTCTGTTGGAATCATCCCCATTGTATTTAAGGAACCTCGCAAATATGCCTGAGGATGTACGCAGGGCGTATCGCTATGGTGACTGGGATGCCATTGGGGGCAACTACTTTAAGGAGTTTTCACGGAAGATCCATGTAGTGAAACCCTTTGGTATCCCGTCCCACTGGGAGAGGTACAGAGCCTTTGACTACGGCCTTGATATGCTGGCGTGTTTTTGGGCGGCTTCTGACGAGGACGGGCGGTTATGGGTGTTCCGCAGCTATGAAGAGAAAGGACTCATCATCTCTGAAGCTGCGAAGAAGATAAAGGAACATACCATTGAAAAGATAAACGGAACGTATGCCCCGCCGGATATGTGGAACAGACAGCGTGAAACAGGCCGGACGATGGCTGAAACCTATGCTGAGTACGGCGTTCCGCTTATAAGGTCGGACAACAACAGGGTACAGGGTCATATGCTTTTAAAGGAAGCTTTGGCTCCCAAGCCTGTGAACGATCCGTATGTAAGGAAGATGTTCGGGGACGAACTGCCGATGCTGATGTTCTTCGATTCAGTATCGAGCAAGGTGTTCTCGGATTTAGAGAGTATCCAGGCGGATGACGATAACCCGAACGATTGTGCCAAGGATCCTCATGATCTCACGCACACTATAGACGGATTAAGGTATCTCCAAATCAGCAGAACGATGTCAGCGCAGGCGTTGGCGAAGCCTGTGGAAGACGATGGATTTGATGTCGGTCAGACCTATGAGGACTACATGACCGGCGGTGAAATAACGGCTAGTTACATGGGGGTGTGATATGCCAAGGCCCAAAAAGTACGATACTCCCGAAGACATGAAACGCCAGGTAGACCGGTATTTTGAGGACAGGAAGACCAAGGGTGAATTTCCGACCTTTGCCGGAATGCTGAAGTACATCGGGATATCGAAGCGAACCTACTACAGATATATCAATATCGAAGACGATGACCCTGATATGCCTTTGGAGTTGAGGCATGGGTACAGGAACGTGTTTGAGGATGCCCAGCTGCGGAGAGAGGACTGGCTTGAAAACAGGATGGTCACGGAACCCAAGGCTGCGAACGGCTGCATGAACTCACTGAAACAGCCGCAGAACGGCGGATTCAAGGACAGGATCGAACAGGACATCAATGCGACTCTGACTGTGAATGTGGCCGGAGTCGGCGGAGAGGGGGCGTTCAAATGAATATCGTTCTCATTCTGATTGACATTGCTGTGCTTCTGTTCGGCATCAGTATGTTCGTCAAAGACAATGCGCTGTACAAGGACATCCAGCTTAACTCCCACCGCATCGACTCCCTGGAAGCGGAGATGAAAGAATCCGCCGAAAAGATTGCAAGGATCGAAGTGCTTTTGGCAGACCTCGGTGAACGGCTTGCGGATTTGGAATCTCAGACCGAAGCGGTGCAAGACCTCAAAGCATACAACGAGGGTCTTCAAAATATCATGAATTATAACGTTGATGTCGCAATGGGAAAATCAAATAACGGGGGGTAACGGATGAAACAACTCGGACTATTCAAAGGGAGCGACACGCCAAGCCTGAAAGCGGTTTGGGACTTCTACGAACGAGCGCAACGTTACAATGACCAAATCGACTTGGACATGGCAGTCCAATGTAACGAGAACTTCTATATCGGTAAGTAAGTTTGCCGATGTAAAACCCCTGAAAAAACCTGGAAGCCTAAACGAGTAAAAAAACATCTAATGGAGGATGAATAATGATTGATTTAGTTGGCGAAAGATATGGTCGTTTGACCGTGGTGGAGTTCGACAGATTGCAGAAACACAAGACCTATTGGAAGTGTGTATGCGATTGCGGTCTGACAGTGATTGCCACAGGGAACAATCTCCGCAGCGGAAACACGAAGTCATGCGGATGCCTGCATCGGGAACGGCTTGCTGAAAGCGGTAAGCAGAACGCAAAGCATGGTGAGAGCAACCGCACAAGGCTGTACACGATATGGTGCAGTATGCGGAGAAGATGCAGTACTGACCCGAACGCTTATGCCTACAAGTGGTACGGCAAAAAGGGAGTCAAGGTCTGCGAGGAGTGGAACGACTACTTGGTGTTCAAGGAATGGGCGATGAGCCACGGATATGCGGATGACCTGACGATAGACCGCATAGACCCAAGCAAGGACTACTGCCCTGAGAACTGCCAGTGGATTACACGGAGCGAGAACACTGCGAGAGCCAACAAGAATCACACCACTCGCAAGGTAATCAGAGGTGAAGGTTCATCGAAGGTGAGCCAGCCGCAACGCATAGACGGTGAAAAGATATAATCCGTCCACGAGGCAGGGGCATCCGCAAGGATGAAAAGATATGCTGACCTCATGGGAAACCATGAGAACTACGGGATAAAAAGCCCGTAGGGTAACAACGTGAAACAATGGGAAGGGGTCAAGGCGAACGGCAATGTAACCCCTGTTTTCAACTTCATCAAGCGCATCGTCATGTTCGATGTTGCCCATATCGCTGCGGATAACCTCAAGGTCAATGCCACCTCGATGGATCTCGCCGAAGATGACGAGTTACTTCATGCGGTCGATGTCATCAATGCGGAGTTCCACAGGCTTATGGAGCAGAACGACATCCCGTACTTGCAGAAAGCATTCGCAAGGAACGCAGCTGTCGATAAGGACGGATGTCTGTATACCTACTACGATGCCGATGCGGAAGTGGCTCCCCATGTGAAGGGGACGATGCGTACAGAAGTCCTCGACAACACGGATGTGTTCTTCGGCAACCCGATGGACAACGCCGTAGGAAGACAACCGTACATCCTTATCAGAAGTCTGCTACCGACCCGTGAGGTCATGATCCGTGCGAAGAACAACGAGGTCGAGAACTGGGAAGACATCAAGCCGGACAACGAGTACATGGATGTCGTAGACCAGGCGAAGATCTGCGATGACATGACCACGCTTCTGCTGTGCCTGTGGAAGAACGCTGAAACAGGGACGATTTGGGCGTATGAATGCACCAAGGACTGCGAAGTCAAGGAAGCATGGGATTTAAAGATAGCGGATTATCCCATCGTGTGGCTGAACTGGGACTATGTCAAGAACTGCTACCACGGGACTTCTCTTGTGGACGGCATCCTGAACAATCAGATCTTCGTGAACAGGGCGTGGGCATCGTCCATGACCTCGATCAACAGGACGGCATTCCCGAAATTCGCCATTGATGGCACTCGCATCGCTTCTTTGGACAACAGGGTCGGCGGTGTTGTGAAGGTACAGGGTGACCCCACCAATGCTATCAAGGCGGTGGATACGGGGCATATCGACCCTCAGGTGGCCCAGTATTTGCAGATGGCGGTCGAAGAAACGGAGAAATGCCTTGGTGCTACCTCTGTTGCGTTGGGTGATACACGACCGGACAACACTTCCGCCATTATCGCTTTGCAACGGGCGGCATCGACTCCGCTTGAGTTGACGAAGCAGAATCTCCGCAAGGCGATAGAGGATCTGTTCAGGATCTATCTCGACTTCATGTCCGTGTATTACGGGAAACGTGAAGTGACAGTGGGTATGCCGGAGAAAGCCATGCAGGCGTATCAGTTTGCAGGCATGGAAGCACCAAAACTCACAAGGCAGCTGTTCGACTTTGACACGCTCCGTCAGCACTCCTACAGGGTGAAGCTGGATGTGGGCGAAACAGGAATTTACTCAGAGTCGAACACCATTACCACCCTCAACAATCTGTTTCAGATGGGTGCGATCAATGCGGTTCAGTTGCTCAGGAGAATGCCGAAGGGGCATATCCCTGATGTTGAAGGACTTATCCAGGAACTGGAGATGGCATCTCAGATGGCTCCGGCTGCGGCTCCCGAAGAGGAGCAGACAGTTGACGAGATGGCTGTACCCAACACAGGCGGCGGATACGGTGCGCTTCAACGCAAACTGAATGAGGGGGTGTAAGGAGTGAATCCAACGGTGATAGCAACGATCATCTCCAGTGCAGGCACGTTACTGGGAACCATCATCACAGTTATCGTTGCGCTGCACAACCAAGCGAAGAAGACGGAAACACAGATCGAAGTGCTGAATGCGCAGATGGAAGGGATGAAAGAAGACATCAAGAGCCATAACCAGTATGCCAAGATGTTTTCAGAAAACATCCCCGCCATCAAGCAGCACATGATCGATGTGGACAGACGGCTCGATGCCATCGAAAGGAGAAGTGCGTAATGGAATCTGTAACTGTATGGGCGATAACTGTGATTTGCTTCCTCGTTGCAGAGGGAATCAAGGCTACTGCCCTTGACAACAAGTGGC